TTATACGGAAATGGTTCTTCTTCGTAGACCTCTATAGGTGCCTTTCCTGTGTAGTAGTTGTAGCGTTCAAGTTTAACTCTGTTGTAAGTCTCTCTTGCTTTTTCTCTGAGTAGGGTAATTGTATTGTATACTGTATAATACTTTGAGTGAAGTTGTGGAATTTTTAAAGATTCATCGTGCAAATTATCAGGATCGATGACAGAATCTCTCTGCCACATTTCCTGGATTTCATCAAGATTCATAGACCTGTGGTAATGTTGTAGATAGTATACTTGAAAGATACCTCTGCTGTAAAGTATTGAATATCAGTTTGAGTTGAGTCAAATTCCAATGAAGTTAATGAAACTGGAAATAAATCTTTAAATTTAACAATCGCATTTGTGTTATAGTTACTATCTAAAATATAAAGACTTCCATCACTAAATGCTCTTTTAGGATCTAGTGATTGTGTTACATCATCCTGATTAGTAAGTAGATCTCTATAATTTTGAGCACTTTCTGGAAATCCTAAACCAGTTAACCAATTGTGTATTGCCATATAGTTCACAAGATCTTCATCAACTAAAAATTTTAGAGATAGATCTGCGTAAGTAAGTATATCACCGGGTACATCAATATTTTTTAAGTAAGTATTTTGTATCTCAGTTTGTAGTGATATTTCTGGAATTTTGGTACTAGTGCAAAAAAATGAAACTTTTGGTTCTTTTGCAATAGTAAATTTAAATCCTACTGGAGATAAAAAATTTCTATTTGAAATTTGATTTGCAAGAGCGTTTGCCATTATTATTTCATAGGAATGTTAGCAGGTTCTAATGTAAACTTTGTATTAGGAACTGGTCTTGAACGTGGTCCTATCTGATTTGGTAGTGCCCTACTCAAACTTTCTTGTTCTTTTCTACCTAACTTAATTGTATTCCTAGAAAGATCTTCTTGGAATTGCTGAAAAGATTTCATTTTTTATTTTTATTTAGATAAAAAAAGACCCCCCGTGGAGGGAGGTCTTGAGAATATGTGAGAATGACTCACATAAGGTTAGCAACCTTAACTCTTCTGTAGTATACGTTAGAGTTGGTAGCAATGTTGTCTGGAGCGGTTGGGGTAGTAGCACCCTTCGCAAATGGATTCGCGACGATTCCATAACGAGTCTTGAATCCGATTTTTGGTTGGAAGGTTTGCTCACCAACAGCACGTACCATCTGGAGAGGTACATATGGGCAGTAGAAGAGACCAGCATCATAAGGAGATGCACCCTTGTAACCGACAACGTAGAACTGGTTAGCAGCAACGTTTGCCGAATATGGGTCGATGTAGACTCTGTACTTACCTTGGAGAACACCAGCGAAGGTGTTACCAGTGTCATCAACGTTCAGGTTAGCGTTGAGTGCAGGGGTGTAATCAAGAACACCTGCCATGGTGAGTGCCGAAGCAACGTCAGCAGAGCAGAGGATCATGTTACCCTTTCCTCTACGAGTTTGCTGTGCAATTGCGTTTGCATCGCGCTCGATTTGGAAGATAAGACCCTTGAACTTCTCAACCGACCAACGACCGTTGGAGTCAACGTCGAGGTCAAAAGTACCAGCGGTAGCGGTGTTAACCTGAGCACCAGGAACAGCAACCTTATAAACGGTACGGATGATTTCTCTGTTGATTTCCGCGAGAATCTCAGTGCTGAGGATGTTAGCAAGCTCAGCCTCTGCATTCAGACCATGAATTGCCTTCAGGTCTTGTGCGAGTTCGAGCGAGTACTCAGCTTTCAGAGCGCGTGACTTAGCAGTAACGGTGAGTTTCTCGATTGAGAAAGCCATCTCGTTAAAGTAGTTGGTATCTCCGTCGCCAAGTGCTTCAGAATTACCAGTAGTCATACCTTCGCCAACGTTGTACTGGTTTGCACCGGTAGCAGCGTTAGTGGATTGATCAGTTGGGCTGAGAATTGAAGGATTGCTTCCACCTTGAGCGGTTGTACCAAGACCAACAGATCCATCCTCGAAACCTGCCGAAAGATTACGGCTGTTGTTCTGACCAGAGAATGCCGAATCTACTTCGTTGTAGAAAGTCTCAGGACCACTCTGATTCTGATAACGTGAACGCATCGCGAAGATGAGTCCAGTAGGGCCATTCATTGGTTGAACGCCACAAAGATCGTATGCGACCAGGTTAGGCATTGAACGTCTGATCAATGAGATCAGAACGGGGTCGAAACCAGCAACAGGAGAACCTGTGCTGCCAGCGGCGCTACCACTAAAACCACCAGTACCGGCAGAGTTGGTTGGGGAAGCTTCGCTAAGGAAAGAACGCTCTTCACGGAGTTCTCTCTCTTGGTTTTCTAGCAGGATTGCGGTTACAGATCTACGATGTGAATCTTTGATTTGATCCATTCCTTGGTAATCAAGGATTGGAGCCCACTTCTCCTGCAGATATTCGGTGTTGTACATCTGCATTTGTTTTTACCTCTTTAAAAAGTTTTGTTTGATTTATAATTTAAAAATCACTTGTTAGCGACTCTACTGAGAGTCTGAAGATATGCTTCCATAATTGTGGAAACTGAAGAGTGTTCAGATCCTTCATAGGAAACTTCTTCTGATAAATTCTCAGTTACATCTCTTTGAGTACTAGTATTTGTTGGGAAATAAGATTCCCTCAGAGTTACCAGTTTCTCACGATAGTTTGCTTCACCATCAAACTCAACATTTTCTGCAAGAGAAGCGAGTTTGTCCTTCTGAGAAAGTGCAAGACCCTCAGCGACATCTGCAAAAATTACATCAGCAACTGACTCTGCTAATCTTCTATTAAGAGCAATGTTTCTTTCGATTTGCTCGTTGAGTTTTTCTTCCATTTCATCAAGTTTATCTACCATACTCTCGATTACATCATATCTATCTTCAGGGATTGAAACATAATGATCTTCAAAAAGACTCTTCATTCCAGAAAGGAATGATTCGGTCATTTCAGTCTTGAGTCCATGCTCGATTGCGAGTGCATTCTCCTGAATCCACTCATCGGCAACATACTCAAGATATGTATCTACACGCTCAGTTAGTTCTTCTTTAATAAACTGAACTTCTTCAATAAGTGCATTTTCATAAGTTTCTTGAAGTTCTTCTTTAATTTCTGAAACTTTGGAACGGATCGCAGCTTCAAAAATAGTGCGTGCTTTTTCTTGGAACTCTTCAGAAAGTTCTTCACCTTCTAAGAGAGCATTGACATCTTCTTCGATGTCAAACTCTTCCTTCATTTCATCTTCTTCGTCTTCATCTTCGTCTTCATCTTTATCTTCGTCTTCGTTACCCTTTCCATTTTTCTTCTTAGTAGAAGCTTCAGCAACTACTTCTTCGTCTTCGTCGAATTCTTCTTCATCGACAAGATCTTCTTCCTCATCAACTTCTTCCTTTGCCATTGTTGGCATAGGTTCTGCAGCAGCTGCTTTAGCATTAACAATATTTCTTACCTGAGCAAGAGTTGCTCCAGGCGTTTTTAGAGTTGCTGAATCATCGTCTGGACGATAATTTTGTGGAGTAGGACCACCCAAATCCTCCCAAGCACCAGTTTGCCCAGGAATCATGACTCCAGAAGCATTCTGTGCAATGGTGCTCATTGGTTCGGCAGGTGCAGCTCCTTTGGTTACTACGTTTTCCATTTCTTGTAAATTTCTACCAACGGACATTTGATTGATTGTGTTATAATCTATATTTATTTATAAATTAAAGATTTGCTAAGAAATCTTGGAACAGTTGAACTTTATGTTCATCTAATCTTTTTTGATCAACTAAAGTGTTGATTCTTCTTTGTGTATTATTTGCAAGTTGTTCACGAAGGATTCCTCCTTCCCAAACCCACTCCTTACCTTCCATAATACCTTGAACAAAAGCATCAGGAGCAGAAGGATCGGCAACGATATCGGCAGCGGTTGCAAGCATAAAATCTTCACCGACAATTTTGTGACCTTCATTGGTCATCTTGAGTGAACCAACACCACGAGAAGAAACACCAAGGCAAACACCCTCACCAATCAGAGATTTTGCAATCTTACCCATAGGTGTTTCGAGAAGTTGTGCCTTGCCAATGAAATTATTACCATCTCTATAAAGTTCACAGATTTTATGCGAAACTCTATCAAGATTTACGGTCGGTCCATCTGGATGACCAAGTTCTCCAAGAGCACGACCTTTCTGAACAAAATTTTCATTATAGCGATTTACCTCTCTTTCCATGATAGAAAGAGGATACATTC